GTTCAGTAAAGTTAACCCCATTTACACCAGTTAAAGGTATCCCTAAAACACTGCTCATTAGCTCCAAGCTCTTAGATACAGTTTCAGACAAGTCTGCTGTTTCATAAGATTCTTTAATAGGCGTGGGAGGCACGGTGCCATTGTATAAGTACAACAAGCTTTCCTTTGTACCAGCAATTTTATAATACTGCTCTAACCCTTCTATAGCTCCGACCGGCATTAAGAAATTACCCTTCGGACTTCTATTCATTCTTTCAAGCAAGGTAGAATAACCGATGTTAGCTCCAAGCTGCAAAGAATAAGTCTTTCTTACAACCCCGATGTAGTCAATCTTACGGGCTGCATCCATGACCTTATAACCCGTCATTCTAAGAATCGGGATAATCTTATAAGGCATTACTTTTTGTACAATAACCTTATTGCCACAAAGCTTACTAAATACTACATTTCCTTCTTCGTTCTTGAAATAGAAGTTGATAACCGGGATTGTAGTCTCCGTGGCTTTCCATCCACCTGCATTTGCAAGCGGTGGCATAGTTCTGGGATAATCCATTCCTACAATTTCATCGCCGTATAAGCGCTTGGCTTTTTCAATGTTGATGAAATTGATAATCGCACCCATTTCAGCATCTTCGCCATTACGGGTATTAATAGATGGGTCTAAAGCCACGCACGTTGGGTCATCAATCAACTCAAGGCAGATTTCCTGCTGGTCGTCATTGCGGTCAATAATCGAAATAGTAGCAAATCCCTGCCCGGTTATAGCAGTATTTGCAAGCCACTCGTTAATCTTGTTCTTTGAATCTTCATTGCTTTCAAAAGCGTCAATTTGTTCCTGAACCGTTCTTGCAACTTCATCGTTCTTATCTTCAAGCTCGATATGGTAAGGACTTGCAGTATAAGGACTGGATATAGCATTTACAAACAAGCTCCACAAGTTCCATGTAAGATGTGGTCTGTCCTGCCTGTTCCATTCTTTAATAAGCGTATCATTCCAGAATGTTTCGTCAGAATATAAGGCAATATCATTGCTCATTCTAACTTGCTGCGTGCTATAAAATGCATGGCTAGCATTAAGGAACTTAGTCGCTTTCTCTAAAAGTTCAGAGTTTTCCATGTAAACCTCATGATTAAACATATCCTAATGCTGCTAAGACTTTATTTCCAACAGCTGCAGCAGAGCTATTAGTTCTTGGATGAAGCATAGCATGAATAGCCAACACTAAAGCGTCTGCCCGGTCTGGCGATCGTCCTATGCGTTTTCTAATATCTTCTTTCGCTATAATTTGAAGCTTGTTCTTTTCATTGACGAACACTTGGGTATTACGAAGCTCTTCAACCAGTTCTTTATTCGCACTGGTATCAATATAAAACCCGTCCTTAATGACTTGGGCTGCTTCACAATACATTTCGCTTCTAATATTCAGGTACATATCTTTACTCGGAGCTTGAGCAAAGTTAACCGCTTCAATATTAACTCTTGGGTTATGCTTAATGTTATCATAAACACCAACGCCTAATCCACCTGCGTCTAAAGCTCCGCCTTGAATATTATCTACTTCGAAATCTTCAATGATCATATTCTTTTGAGCTATGGTATCGATCTTATGTAAGGTCTTTATATTCAACAACCCAGTTTCATTAATCAATGCAGAAGCTGTAAGGTCACGACCAGACCCTGCAAGGTCAACACCGTAATACAAAGGCTTTGTAAGATAACTAAACCTTGAATTTTCTTTGTCTACAAAATCCGTAGCCCTAACTATAGCATTCAAATAGTCGGATGCAATATCTTCACCAAGCACCTGTTGTCTATAAAGCTGTGAACCTATTCCATAACGGTCTTCAAGTTCCTTAATATATTCTAATGATACAAACGGGTTAGAATATAGCGTGGCTCTAATTATAGATTCAGGATGTTTACGCTTTAGTTCAGCATACCATTCACTGCCCGGTTCAGTACAAGGGGATGTAATTAACCGCTTGTGTGGGGCATCAAGTCCTTCACCACGGAGTCGGTCGGATAAGTTATTATAGAACGCTTCACAACATCTACTGGCTTCATCAAGCACAAGTCCGTAGATGTTAGACAAGCCAAGAACATCGTTGGGGGCTTCATTTGAATACCCGTATGTAATGCCCGTTCCAACTTTAAGGGTTTTATCTTGCTTGTTGATAACAGGATTAAGCCCAAATTTCCATGCAAGGTCAAAGCACTGGCTGAATAGCGTTTTCATCAACGCCGAGTGGGTTAAACACCCTGCCACCATTCTATGACCTTCAAGCATGTGCTTAATCAAGTATAACGAACATGTAAAGGTCTTACCCGATCCGACTCCTGCCTGCCAGATAAGCAATGGATCTTCGTCACGCCTTAAGAATTCAGTCTGCGGTACCGATAATCTACAATCAATATCCATTCATCCCCCTATAGCTTTGCTTCTTCAGGGATAGGATAACCTTCCATAGTTGTAAACGTAAACGATACCTTATAGCCTTCATCTTTAGGCGCTTCATCATTAGACGCTTCTTTCTTACTTTCGAAGCTGGCTTTAAACGCCATAGAATTAGGGTTCCAGTTGGCTCTAAACCTGCGTTGTAGCACTTCAATGAACTGCTTACCGTTCCTATCACCAACGTCAAGGTACAAGCTCGACAGTAGGTTTTCAATAGTAAGCATATACTGGTTGTACCAGTCCCTAAATTCTTCAACTGCTTCAGCCACTTCTTTGCATCTAATACGCTTTTCGTTGTTAAACCATTCAGGGCTTAACAAGATGCCTTCTGGCAAATATTTCCTTATCGCTTTAGCCAAGGTACCTTCAGCTGCAATATTACCGCCAACTTTACTGCAATTCATGAAGCACATTGTCACCGCCACACGGTCTTCAACGCTCCATGTCCGGCTTTTACATAGCCCTTCAACTTCAGGAAAAGTATAGGGTTTTGCAGTAAAAGTTTTTCTTAAAATTACTGGATCCGGCATAAATTGCATAAGATAATGCAAGCTGTCTATAGCAAGTTTATGCGCTCGTTCAGCATTAAGCTTAGAGTTTAAATTACAACGGTCTTTGCGTTTCATCATATATACCTCGGTTTAAAGTCTGGGAGTAGACTACTTTACAAATTTTTTAAGCCAATCTTGCGAGTAGCTTGACTTAGGATTACCAATTTGAGCTTCAAGAAGCTTCATAAGTAATTCACCTTGGCGTTTAAGCTCGTCCATGATTTCCTTATGGGCTTCGATATAGTCAAATGTAGATTCTTGCTTAGGCGCAGTCTGGCCTATATTAATCTTTTTCTTCGAATTCGAAGTCGGTTTCTTCAACATCTTCACCGTCCGGGTTCTTAAATTCTTCTTCAGCATTCAACAGGGAATCTTCACCGTTCTGTACGCTGAAAATTGCATCCTGAATCTTCTGAATATCGGATTCTTCAAACTTGTATTTTTCAGAGAGATCGTTAAGTAGGTCTAAAAGTTTTTGCATATACGCTCCTTGTTATACAATAAATATGTTGTATGTTGATGTAAAGAATAAAGTTTATAACATACAATTGAACTACACAAGAGGTTGTATGTATACATTTGGAACGCACACTGAAATTGAATTAATAAACAAAGATGAATCTTATATTTATCTTCGCTTTATAGGCATTGACCTACGGGTTAATAAAGATTACAAAGTTGAACGCCTTAATAGAAATGGTATCTGGCTTGAAGTAAGTTGGCATGATAACGGCAACCATCAAGCCCGAACTTGTATCTATAACGGCAGTGTTAAAAAGACTTTGTCCAGAGCCAGGATTATATGCATCGCTTACCACGGTTTACCGCCTGAAGATAAGCAATTCGTTAAGCATCTTAACGGCGATACAATGGATGATGTCCCGGATAATCTTCAATGGGCTAATAGTCTCGTCAAAAGCACTGGAGCCTTTAGAACCGAGGAAAATATAAAGCTTATTGAACAAATCCCACAGGGTCAACGCAACTGGAGCAATCCTGAATATCAAAAGCTATTCAACCACATGAAAGGCGCAGACGGGCTTAACCATGCAGACCGCTTTAGACTTAAGATGAAAGCGCAAGGACTGGTTAGACGTAAGCGAATTGAAAACGGTGAAGCTAAATATGTATGGGTTACTAAAGGATCTCCAAGAGCTAAGCGCAACTCGTTGAAATAATTTAAATAACCACTTTATGTGTGTAAAGTGGTTATTCTATAAATTTAACGTAATATTACAAATTAAAATTTTTTAAGAGGTAAAAATGAAATTTTCAATATTTGACATAAATCCAGACTTAAAAACTGTCATAGTATCATTTAAAAATAATGATAACAAAACAGGTCTTAAAACCTTTCAAGCAACCTTAAAAAAGAATAGATTAATTGTAGATATTCGATTGAATAATAAGCATGTTAATCTATCTTATTGGAAGATAGTTGCAGCGTTTTATGGAATAATTCCTGCATCGTCGGTATTAACAAAAACCAGAGGAAGAAATGCAGATTGTTCTGTAATATTTAAGGATTCTGATCCTTCTAATTGTAGAGTAGATAATTTAATAATTAATTACGATAATAACACCTACAACTTAAGTGAATACTTTTTAGGCGAAGATCTAATTGAAAAAGAAACAGATGTTGATATAGAATTTTAATAATTGGAGTAAATATGACAGATTCTAATACACTACATAATTTGGTAAGAGCTATAGAAAAGAAAAATCCTGAATTTGCTTTTGAAGTCAATCAAATGATAAGCAAAAAGCAGTGGAGAGATATAGGACAGTATTATAAATCTGGTAAAGTAAAGCTTAAAGATGAAGTCGAAAAACTTGTATTAATTAAAGTCGGAGATAGGGCTTATGTAGAACGCACAAAGTCTTACAAATTTACGGAAATTCCTGAAAAAGCTATTACAGTAAAAAATATAACCGATTATGCTATTGAAACGGATTTTGTAAGTATTGTTAATGACATAAACAAAGATGTATCTAAAAAGAATCAAAGATCTTCTGCATTAGCAAATAAAGCTGAAGTGCTTGCTTCTGAAGATAGTAATGAAGTACTTAGACCTGAATATGGTGATTTAAGTGTTCATATCAATTTTGGTACATATTCTACAGCAGATAAAGAATTCTTTAAGTGGTTCTATAGAGATTCCTATGGAAATATATACGCCAAAGTAGCAGATGGGTATCTTCCCATTCATTTTACCCCGGATGGTACAAGAGTAAGAGAAGGCTCTGAATTTTGGAGTAGATTCTATAAAGCATATGGAAATTACTTCAAATCATGGACTAAAACCGTTCATGACTATTTCATGCATGATATCAATCCTACAGACTTTGATGTAAGCCGTCTTAGATATAGTGTTGATGGAAAGATATCCGCTATTGAATATTTGCATACGCTTATCCCTAAGGTAATATTGAATAATTCATTTGTAAAAGTCACTAAGTCAAAATTTGAAGATGACAAAGGCATTGAACACACAACAGTAGTAGACGCAGATTTGACTTTAAGGCTTTCTACATTTACTGAAAAAGGCGTTGCAAATACTGAAACTAACTGGTTCGAAATGCTTTCAGGAATCATCCCTGAAATTGAATCTTTAGAATTTCAAACCCTAAAGCGGTATTCACCAGACCCTAACACACCAGCAATTTGGCACTATAACACTGCGTTATTAGAACCTAATAAGGCTATGCCTACATCTTGGAAGAAATTCTTTTCCAACAAATTTAAGATCGACCGTGAAGCACAGTTATATAGAATTTGTAAGTTTATTACGCTTCTTCTTAAGGATAACAACCGCAATAGACAAGCTCTCGTTATAGCAGGTAATGGTAAAGAGGGAAAATCCTTATTTTGCGATGTGTTAATCAAAGGCTTTAACACCTTGTTTAACTGCAATCATTCTACAATGAAATATGCAACCGATGTATCCGCTGAAGCCTTTCAAGATGGTCAATCCGCAAGGGGTGCGTTAGACAAGATTATGGATGCAATGCTTGTGTATATCCCGGACGTTGGTAATACATCTGAATTGCTTAATACTCCCAAGCTTAAAGCGATTACTGGTTCTGACCCTATTACTGCAGATATTAAGAATGTAGCTCCTGTAAAGCGAGCATTACTTGGTACAAAGGTCATTATATCTACAAATGCTTGTACAAGAATGTCCGATACTGCTACAAGTTCACGAGTAATTCCTGTATGGTTTTCAAGATCCGAAGATGATACCGTAGATTTTGATATGTATGAAATGGGAAATAGAATGATTGAAGAATTTGTAGATTTCCTAAGATTTGCATATTTCTATTGTTCTTATATAGAAGATAAGTTCAAAATAGATCCTGAAGAATGTATCAACCAAGTGGCTATATTTTCAAGTGACAATTTGTCTGCTCCCATAAAGACTGTATTTGAAAGCCTTGGTGACAAACGAAAATTCTTTATGTACAATACTGCGATTGACTACGATGAAGAAATTGAAGCTTTAAATGCCGATATTTGCGAAGAGCTTTGCATTGAAGAAGATGCTTCAAATAAAATCAAATATAGAGATCTATATAAACAATTGCCCATAGCTTTACAAAATCTTGGATATGCAGCGTTAAAAAATCCATTCAGCATTCCTACAAGTAAAGAACGAAAGAACTTTAAAGCCTATCTTAAGAAGACTTTTAATGTTGAAGAATCTATGTCAAATGGTATAAGATACTATGTTGGTATTAAATTTAGACCTCCTGTTCCTGAAGAAAAATTATATAATCCTAGCGATAATCCTTCTTCAAGAAATAGGGATGCTCAAGCATGGGCTAATGGAATTCAAAAGAAAGAAGCCAGAGAAGATAATTCCGAAGATATAGATCCTGACGTATTTAATATGCCATGTTAATAATAGCATAACAATAATAGTGTAGTATCGATAGTATCGATATAGTATCGATTCAAAAATATAGAATCGATACTATATAACTCTATGTAACACATAGAGTTATTATTAATAGTATCGATAGTATCGATAATTTACTACCTCGTTCTGTATAAAATTGAAGATAATAATTGATTTATAATTTATAGAAAAAATGATGTAGGAATCGAATTGATACTATCGATACTATTTCAGCTCTTTCCTTATAGTTATTGAAAGAAAGTAGTATCGATACGAAGATTTGGTATCGATACTGAATCGATACTATCGATACTATTTTAATTTATTCATTTCATAATTATGCAGTTATTATTTAAATGAAATAACAATAAAATGCGAAGAAAAGTTAAACAGGAGAATAAAATGTCGAGTCTTTGTGGTCCTGATTTTTATGCAAATAAAAAATTTACAATTAGAGGAAGAGTAAAAAATGAAGATCAAATTACTTATAATTCATTAAATGAAAGAGATAAATGCTTAATTTCTATATTAAGAGGAACTACAACCTTTAATAGTTTAAGTCTACTTTTAAAAGACGCCGTGTCATCAGGCCTTAGATATACTGATAAACCAAATGTAATTGAAATTGAATATGATTTATTAGCTTCAACGTATCATGTTCTAATACAATTTATTCATGAAGACACAGGTAAGTCATCCGATTATTATAAACTTAAAAGATTAATAACTGTAACAAAGGTAGTAAATAATAATTATCATATAGAACAAATGGAAATTTTGCATGGTAAAATAGATTTTGGATGTGAAGCTATAGTATGGTATATAAATGATATTTGTATACATAAAATAGAAACAACATACGGAAGAGATGGTAAGCCTATAAGTAAAAAAGATTTAGGATTGGTGGATATAATATGATTGATAAATTATCTATTCCTATGATTTTATATACTGGAATAATGATTTCTATATTTTTTGATAATTTACTTTTTGAAGTTTTTGTTGCTGCTCTTGTGATTTATATATCATTTTCTTCATCATTAGATTCAATGTTAGCAAAGATTTATATACTTATTTGGATTTTAGTTATAGATTGTGCCATTGCATCTATAATTGACAAGTATTTTATAATGTAAAACAAAAGGAAAAACTGACATGAACAAATATGAAAAATATCTTGCAAAGAATAATAGACTAAATGAATCTGAAAGAGCATATGCATTCAGTTATACGGAAATTCCTAATTATAAAGGAAGTATAGATGAAGCCGATAAAATCATGATTGCTGTATTACAAAGTTATAAAAATTTTAATGATCTTCTTATATTTTTAAATACTTCTTTATATCCTAAAAATTATATGCATTCAGGTTTTGAACAAGGAAGTCTAAAACTTAGACTTGATATATCTTTATATAAAGCAGTAGATATTATATTCAACGTTAATAAAAATTCTAATAAAGTATACAAGACTATAGAATATTTTTCTGGCGGAAACGGCCCATGCTTAAATCTTCTTTCAGGAAAAGTATTAGGTAATAATACTATAGAATGGACTGAACACGTTTAATATTCTTAGTTCATAACATTTTAATGTAGAAAAAAAAACTTTAACAAAAGGAAATACAATGAATATAATTATCAAAGGTAAAGAATATAATCTTTCTATGCTTGAGAACTATTGTCTTGATGAAATTCTTCATGCAGTTGCTAAATATGGGAAGGATAGATCCAAATGCTTAGACTGGGGAACATTCAGCTATACAACAGAACGTAGAGCCATCTTTGACAAAATTTGGAAGATGCTTCACGAATAATAGACGGACTTGTTCCGTTTATTATTCTATGTAATTAACATTTTAATGTAGAATAAAAAGGAGTATCAAAATGCTTGGAGTAATGTTTATAGGCACATGGATTTTCGTAATGGTCTCTGAAAGTGTCTTATGGATTTATGTTATTGCTACAGGCCAACGTAAGGAAAGGGTTAAAATTATTCCTGATTGGGTTGAAAAGGTTTCTTATATAGTTGCCGGGATACTAGTATCAATATATATTGCAATTGAAAATGAAGCTTGTAAGAGGTAAGTATGAACACCCATGAAATTGAAGAGTGGTTTGAACCATATCTACAGCAAGATAAAAATAGATACTTTCATTATAGCGATAAGCTGCCGGACTTTTTAGTAGATTCAAATCCTGAATATCTTAACTT